GTTTTGGGTGATGGTTTACTGCTAATTAGCCAAAACAGTGGGAAAATGCTTGCGGCTGCAGTAGAACTTGCAAATAATTTCATTGCTGGCATTGTAAATGCTGCTCCGCAGATGCTTGCAGCTGCTGCAAATTGGATCACACAATTTATAAGTGGATTTTCTCAAATGGATATAGCAGAATCAGCAAGCCAAGTAAAAGCACATATCTTAGAACTTTTTAATTTTGGGGATGGAGACAGTGCTAATCTTTTTATTACTGCTGGCAATTTGCTAATCAGCTTTAGCAATGGGATTTTGCAACAGGCTAGTACACTTCTTGCTAGCGTTGGAAATGCAATTATTGAAGGGCTAACAAATGGCATCAATATAGCGGCACAGATACTTATACCACCACTAACAGATGGTACAATCTTGTATTTTATAAATGGAATTTTGACTGCTGCCCAAAATCTTGCCCAGTTAGGAGTTAGCCTTATACAAAGCCTTACAGCGTCCATACAGCTAGCAGCACCAAACCTCGCAAGCACAGCAAGCGAGCTGATGGGGGCATTTATTAGCTTCTTAGCTCAAGCACTGCCACAGATCGTAGTAGCTGGGAATAACATCATAACGACTTTATACAGTGCACTAGTACAAGGAGCTGTATCGCTAATAGAAGCAGGGCTTACAATAGTAAAAGGGCTTATGAGTGGAGTTTCTAGTGCATTGCCACAGCTTGGAACCGCTGCCGCTCAAATTATCGCAACAATTGTAAGTGGCTTAATGGAGCGAGCGGCAACAGCGTATACAGCAATGTATGAGATTGTCAGAAAGATACTAGAAACTATTGCACAAGTATTACCACAGTTTATACAAGCAGCAGTATCAATGATTAACAATCTGGGTAAAGGATTAGGCGATGCAGCGCCAGGGTTAATGCAAAAAATGGTACAAGTTGGGCTTCAGATGGTGGCAGCAATCCTTCAGAATTTGCCAGGAATATTGGCAGCAGGTGCAAAGATTATAGGCGAGTTAATTGTTGGAATTTTAAGTGTTACAGCGGCTCTTTTGGGTGCGGTTGCCAATTTGGGGGCTGGAATTGTTAAAGGCTTTTTGAGCTTGGGCGTTCAACTTTTGGCGGCAGGTGCACAGATAATAATACAATTTGTTAATGGAATTGTAAGCAAAAGTGTAGAAGTCACTAATAGCATAACAAATCTGGGAAAGAATATTGTTGACACAGTAAAGAATATAAACCTTGTAGACATCGGAAAGAACATTATACAAGGCTTGGCTAATGGTATTCGTAGTGGAATCAGTGGCGTAGCAAATGCAATAAGAGATGCAGCAGTTGGAGCAGTTAATGCTGCCAAAAATTCGCTAGATATTCATAGCCCTTCGAGAGTGATGCGTGACCAGATCGGACGCTATATTCCAGAGGGTATTGCGGTAGGTATTGAAGCAAATGCAGACGCAATTAACTTTGATAGTATTAACAATAGAGTAATGGCACAAGCAAGAAGCACTTTGGCTATACAGCCACAGGAAAATATAAGTGGTAATTTACAACTACAAAGTTTGGAAGGTATGGCTGTATACCTTGACGGCGAAAGAGTTGGAAAGGTGACAAGTCAAAGAGTTAATAGAGAGCTGGCACACATAGGCGACTTAGAGCGAAGGGGGGCAGTATAGCTTGGCAGACATGGCAAGAATGGGGGTAAGCTTTGATGGAGTAAACACCCTTAGTATTTGGGGACTTGTATGTACAAGCCTAAAAGTTGGGATGCCAGATATAAAAGTAAAACACATAGAACTAAAAGGCTCAGACAGTTATATAGATCTATCTAATGTTTTTGGGCGTGTGCTTTATGGAAATCGAAAGATAGAAGCAGAATTTGTATTACACGAAAGCAACGCCGACGATTGGGCACGCACAATAGAAAAAATAGGGAACGCCCTTCATGGCGAAAGAAAAGAGATTATACTCGATAATGACTTAAGTTATTACTACACTGGGCGTATATCTTGTGAGTTTGAAAAGACTTACAGAGCTTTTAGTATTGTAAAAATCTCAATGGATTGTGAGCCTTATAAGTATCTTGTAGACCAAAGTGGCGGACGCTGGCTTTGGTCGCCCTTTGATTTACACGAAGGCATAATTGACGCTGGAACATTAGAAGTAAATGGTACTTATACTTACACACTGAAAGGGCTTAAAAAGAAGAGTATACCAAACTTCCAATGCAATAATGCAATGACAGTGCTTTACAATGGGCTTACTTATAACTTGAGCGAAGGAAGTAACTATTTGTTAGGGCTTAAGCCAACGCAAGATGGGGATAATGTCTATATTTTTAGTGGTCATGGAATAGTAAAAGTGTCTTATAAAGGGGGAGCTTTATAATGTATACATTAGTGGCACAACTTGATGAGGTATCTTATACACTCGTAGAGCCTTACGAAGACATAAAAATATCTAGTGTGGTCTTAAAAGAAAGTGTTGGAAAAAGTGGAACTTTGACTTTTAACATAGACATTACTCACGAAGCATATAGTGCTATGCAAGTGTATAAAACTTATGTGTATGTGTATAGAAATTCAGTTGAAATTTGGCGAGGGCGTATAATTGATATTTCTGAAGACTTCTATAAAACAAGAAGCGTGACTTGCGAGGGTGCTTTGGGTTTCCTTAATGATTCCATTTTGCCGGTGTATGGTTACACTGGCACAGTACGAGGATATTTTGATAAGCTACTAGAGTATCATAATTCACAAGTAGAAGACACAAAGAAGATTCATGTAGGAGTTATTACAGTTCAAGATAATAATGATTACATATATCGTGAAAACAGTAATTATCCTTCTACACTTGAAGAGTTGAATAATAAACTTGTAAAAAGTTTGGGTGGCTATATTCGTGTACGCTTTGATGGCCGCTTATATCTTGACTATGTACAAGTCTATGATAGCGATAATACCCAAGCGATTACGATAGATAAAAACTTACTTGACTATACTTCGAGTCTAAGTAACAACAACTTTTGCACAGTACTTATTCCACTTGGCACAAAGACAGACGGAGTGGCTTTGACAGTTGAGAGCGTGAATAATGGAAGCATTTATATAGAAAATTCCACACTGGTAGCAAAGTATGGGCGAATTGTAAAGTCAAAATCTTGGGATGATGTGACCTTGCCACAAAATTTGTATAGAAAAGGACTTGAATATATCAATAAACAAGCCTTGCCGTCATCCTTCAAGCTATCAGCGGTTGATCTATCTTATATAGACACAGAGCAAGCACCGTTAAAAATAGGCTGCAATACTACAGTGATTAGTGAATTTCATAATTTGAGTGCAAAATACTTCATCACTGCGAAAGAGACACATATTGACGCCCCAGAACTTGACAGCTTCGAGTTTGGCATGGTTGTAAATACTTACACAGCACAGATGGGCAACATATCGACAGCATTAGAGCAGAATCTAAGAAGTGGTATAAATGACGCTAGAAATGATTTGAATAGCAAAATACAAAGTACTGCAAACAATTTGAGCGGACAAATTGCAGAGACAGCAAAAACCATCACAGGTGTAAGCGGTGGCTATGTTGTAATGGACACATATGACTCAAACGGAAATTTAGTACAGCCTTGGCGTATTTTAATCATGGACTCAGCAAGTAAAGCTCTTGCTAGAAATGTGATACAAATAAACCAAAATGGTATTGGATTTAGTACAAATGGAGTAAATGGAGACTATGCAAACGCTTGGACAATTGATGGGCGGTTGAATGCTGACTTTATAAAAGCGGGCACTATAACTGCTGATATGGTGCGAGGTGGAACGCTAGAAATTGGGGGCAATGGTTTGGGTGCTAGTGGCTCAATTGTAGTATATGACCAAAATAATACGCCATTAGCGACTATAAATCGCAATGGCGTGGATGTACAAAACGGAAAGATCAAAGGTGGGCAGATTGAAGGCTCATTTCTCACAGCTACTAACATTGACAGTGCAAGAATTTCAGGAAGTGAAATAACAGGCAATACCATTTCTGGTGGTACAATTTCGGGCACAAATTTAAAAGGTGGCAATTTAGAATTAGGCGGAAGCCAGGGTGGAACACTAACGCTTAAAGATAGAAGTGGAAATGAACTAGCAAAGATGGACAGTCATGGCTTAGATGTAAAAAAAGGAAAGATACAAGGTACTGAAATTTATGGGGGTACGACAATACCTTTTGAAGCCGCACAGGGTACAGTAAAGCTTGGAGACTTTGAAGTAAAAGAAACATCACGACATATTTTTCAGTCTTCTGATGAATGTACAGGCATGAGTGGGGCTGATGGCGGTCATGGATCGTGGTACTTGTGGGCAGGGTATCAGCAAGGCAACGGATCTGAAAACACAATTTTTATAGTCAATGATGGACAAGTACGAGTTGAAGGAGAGTTGGTTGTTAATGGTGAAGAAATCGAAGATATGATCCAAAGACTCATAAGAGAACATAGTAACTAAAAAAGGAAGTGGAAAATGAGCACTAGAATAGATTTAAATACTGAAATTCAGCAATGGCTAACAGCCAGATATGGTGAAGAAGTGCGAAGTGCAAATGCTAACGCTTTTAGAAAAATTCAAAGCACTGTAAACGCTGCTATAGACGAGATTGAAGGCACAGCTAGAAACATCAACACAACACTTACAAACTTAGAGCCCGCTATCGCTAACGCACAAACAGCAACAAATGCCGCAAATGTGGCAACTAGAAACGCAACTGCTGCCGTGTCTGACTTGCAAGCTAGAGTGGCAGCAGGAGAGTTTAAAGGCGAAAGGGG